AGAATTTTTCACGAACATAGATAAGCTTAAAAACATAATCAAATAAAAACATAGTATGCATCCAAATGTTAAACTATTAATTGATCGAGAATATGCGGCTCAAAAGAGCGAGGAATGGCTCGCGTTACGAGGAAACATGTTAACAGCTTCTGATGCCGCCACGGCTATTGGTAAAAATAAATACGAAACACCACTTGATTTGTTGTATAAGAAATGTGGAGTTGGTGAACGTTTTATGGGCAATGAAGCTACCCGTCACGGCGAAAAGTATGAAGACGAGGCACGCATATTATATGAACAACGACACAATGAAACCGTACATGAAATAGGATTGTGTCCTCATCCCTCATATAAATGGCTCGGTGGAAGCCCCGACGGTGTTACCGAATCAGGTAAACTCGTAGAAATTAAATGCCCGATGGCTCGGAAAATTTTACCAGAAGTACCGGAACATTACATGCCTCAATTACAATTATGTATGGAAATTCTCGACCTAGAGGAGGCTGATTTCATCCAATATAAACCAGCTGAATTTAATTGGCCGCGACCAGAAGAATTTGTAGTCGTAAATGTGAAACGCGATCGCGAGTGGTTTAATACATATCTGCCAGTCATGAAGGAGTTTTGGGATAAAGTTGTATACTTCAGAGAACATATCGATGAACTCCCCAAACCCGAGAAAAAACTGCAAAGAACTAAACGTATAAAAAGCGAACCAGAAGTCGTGTGCGAAATAAAGGAATATTCTGATGACGATAACCTAAGTGAGTAATGCTTGTGATTTTCTAACCAAAATGTTAGAATACGAGAGAGCTGTGGGTAAACTGTGTGGCGAATTGCAAAAAACGCATCAAGAGTATGGAGTGAAATGGATGTTGGTTCATGAATTGAATGATCATTTACCACACAAAGGTGGTCTCTTGTGTGACGAGATGGGCCTTGGTAAAACTATTCAGGTGATTTCAGTGATACTCGGTAATCCAGTTAAACGGACGTTGGTTATTGTTCCAAAAACCATTGTTCAGCAATGGCAAAGAGAATTTACGAAATTTGCACCGCATCTAAAAGTATATGTTTTTGATAAACACAAAGACATACCCGAATGTGATGTTGTCATTTCATCATATTCAACCTGTTTCAATAGGGGCAGGAATGTTGATTCTAAAACGGCAATTCATCAAGTACATTGGAATCGTCTCGTACTTGATGAAGCGCATGAAATAAGAAACAGGCGATCGAAAATATTCAATTCTCTCATGGCATTGAATACGGATATTAGATGGTTGTTGACGGGTACGCCTGTATTTAATACCGCCGAAGATTTTATATCATTGTTGATGTTTGTTGGGTATGACAGAATAACTATTCAGACTAATTATGACAAATTGAAGTCTTTATATGTGCTTCGACGCACAAAGGATGAAGCAAACTTATCGAAGTGTTTTTTTGAAAATGTTGAACTCGAAATGTTCGAAGATGAACGGAAATTATATCAAGATGTATTTAACGAGTCAAAGGAATTCATCAAAAAGATATTCAGAAATACATCGAGTATAAATATGAAAAATATGGATCTCCTCGAATGCTTGTTGCGAGCTAGACAGTGTATGATTTGGCCGCAACTATATCTTAACGGGATTTCTAAAAAACATGAAATCGAAAGAAAAATTTGGACCGGGCGCTCAAATAAGATGGAAACTCTCGTTAAGATGATAAAAACACATCCATCGGAAAAAACGCTTATTTTTTGTCAGTTCATGGAAGAAATGAAGCACATAGAATGTCTACTTAAAGATGAGTACGAGACATTTAGAATAGATGGTTCTGTCGAGAAAAATGAAAGAGAGAGGCTCATTAAAAATTTCAAAGAATCAAAAAAGAATGCGATCTTTATCATTCAAATCAAGTCCGGAGGACAGGGTCTTAATTTACAGGAAGCCACGCGGGTGTACATAATGGCACCGTCATGGAATCCCGCGACGGAACTACAGGCTGTGGGAAGGTCTCATCGTTCTGGACAGACAAAAGACGTATACGTGAAAAAACTGTTTTACAAAAGCGAAGAGCGTTTTCCGAGCGTCGAAGAATCCATCATGTGTCTACAGGGGCATAAATCATTGGTATGCTCGGAAGTTTTAAATGATAAGAGAATTGAAAACCAAATACCGATAAAAGGAACTTCGTCAAAAATATCAATCAACCACATTAGAAAAATTTTCTGCGTGTAATGTAAAATGAGCACAAAAACATTCGGCAGCCGAGCGGAAGTTTTTCACGGAACGGCAGAAAAGACGACGGGTGGTCTTGAGAAGAAAGATCTCATGATGGGTGATGATGGACGAATCAAAAGTAAAGCGGCTCACGATGCCGCGCTCGCTCGTATGAAATCCGAAGGTAAAAAGGCCATGGTCAAGGTATTCAAACCCAAAAAGGGGAAATTTGCGCTTCAGCCAAAGGCTGGTACCAAGGCGTATGAAAAAAAGATTAAGAAGATGGAATAAATCTAAACATGAGTAAGTAATCTTTAGATTTATAAAAATGTTCACATAATATAAATGACATTGGCAAAATGGGACGAATCGGTGCGTTTAGCCAAGATTAAACTTGGATACAAACCCAACGACTTTTCCAGAATCGAAGGAAAACTTTTAAAACAAGCACAAACCATTTATCATATTTTACTCATGAACGACAAATTGAAACCCTTTTAGCCTCTCTGGTTCGAAAACCATGAGTTGATGTAATTTCCACGTGATACCGAATTTCTTATTGAGAAAATACACACTCGAAAGTTCAATGATCGCTTTTCCAGAATTTCGTGAATAGAGACCACGACTCACCTCATCTTTCAATCGATTTTTATCGGCATCAAAGACGTGAGCTTTTATACCATCGTGTATATCCGTGTCAACCTTCACACGAAATTTAGGCGCATGTCCATTACTTTCTTTTATATTGGAATTAAATAGTTCTTTTAGTTCATCGCATGAATAATATTTATCGAAAATCTTTTCACTCTGTTCGGATACAGCGTTGATTATTTTGTTTTCGATTTCGCGTAAAGTGTTGTAAAAATTGTGTATGTAATTACCAACTTCGTCGAAACCATTCATCGAAAAATCAATATTCCATTTCACGTGTCCGACTTCTGGTCTAAAATCACTTATACCAAATGGTATGTACATTCGCGGTATTTGAAATCGCAACGGTTTATCATCTTGCGTGGAAATAACGATTTTTCGATTATTATAATCATTAATCTTTAAATCATCCAACACTTCCGTGAATCGGGACATCACTATATGATCATATTTTTAAAACTTTAAGCTGAACACATTTGACATTCTGGCTCTAAACTGAACTGAATAGGTCTCGCCTTCGCTTTTGATCGTAAATAATACATACCGGTTTTAAGTCCGCATTTCCAAGCGTACATGTGCATGGAAGAAAGTTTCGATATAGTCGGACTTTCCATAAATAAGTTCATACTTTGTGATTGATCGATAAATCTCCCTCGTTCCGCGGCCATATCAATGACATCTTTCATTTTTATTTCCCACACGGTTCGATATAGATTTTTTATGTGATCCGGAATATCGATGATATTTTGAATGGAACCACCCGCTTTCACCATGAGATCTTTCATTTCCTTTGACCAAAGACCGATATCTTTTAAATCTTTCACGAGATGTTTATTAACGACGACAAATTCACCCGCGAGAGTTCTTCTTAAGTATATGTTTGTTGTATAGGGTTCAAAGCACTCATTGTTACCCAATATCTGAGCCGTCGAAGCTGTTGGCATCGGCGCCATCACTAGACTATTACGTATACCATTCGCCATTATGCGTTTTCGGAGTGTTTCCCAATCGTTTCTGTAAAGCGTGGTCTTTCCATCCCACATATCGAATTGAAAAATACCATTAGACATCGGCGATCCATTAAATGTTTCATACGAACCTTCCACTTCCGCTAATTCACAACTAGCTTCGAGCGCCGCGTGATACATTGTTTCAAATATCCGCGCGTTTATTACCTTTGCTTCCGGGGAATCAAACGCGTGTCGACACATAATGAATACATCGGCGAGTCCCTGTACCCCTATACCAATTGGTCGATGACGCGTGTTTGACACTTTAGCCGTCTCCACGGGGTAAAAGTTTCGATCTATGACTCGATTTAAGTTTTTCGTGACGATTTTTGTAATTTCGTGAAGTTTTTCGTAATCAAATGTTCGTTTTTCTTCATCAACAAATTTTGGAAGGGCCACTGATGCTAAATTACACACAGCGGTCTCATTTTTATCAGTATATTCTATAATTTCGGTACACAGATTCGAACTCTTAATCACACCTAAATTTTTCTGGTTGCTTTTTTTGTTACACGCATCTTTGTATAACATATATGGCGTACCCGTTTCAGTCTGCGATTTTATTATAGCCTTCCATATAGTTGCCGCCGGTATGACCGCATTTGCGATCCCTTCGTTCTCGTATTTCATGTACAAGGCATCAAACTCGTCCCCGATCACATCGGAAAGACCGGGTGCCTTATCCGGACAAAATAACGACCAATTGTCGCCAGCTTCCACACGTTTCATGAACAAGTCGGGAATCCACAGAGCTGTGAAAAGATCTCGACATCTCGCCTCTTCATCACCTTGATTGAGACGCAATTCGAGAAATTCCATGATATCCGCGTGCCACGGTTCCAAGTAAACAGCGATACTTCCTTTACGACGACCGGCTTGATTCACATAGCGAGCTGTTGAGTTAAATACGCGTAACATAGGAATAATACCATCAGACTGTCCATTTGTACCTCGGATACGCGATTTATTAGCTCTCACATCGTGTATATGCATCCCGATACCTCCAGCCCATTTTGAGATCTGAGCACATTCAGTTAATGTGGTGTATATGCCATTGATTGAATCCTCTTTGTTTGCGATCAAAAAGCAGCTCGACATTTGTGGTCTCGGCGTACCGGCATTAAATAACGTCGGTGTCGCGTGAATGAAAAACCCGTTACTCATATTATGATATGTTTCCAGGACCGAATCAACATCCTTTCCGTGAATACCGATAGACACTCTCATGAACATATATTGTGGGGTTTCGATGATGACACCATCAATTCTCTGGAGATATGATTTCTCAAGCGTCTTTAGTCCAAAATATCCGAAATTATTATCTCGTTCGCTCTTGATGTGTTCTTTCACGAGCGCTGCGATTTCGACGACTTCATCGGTCACGATGTTATTTTTCGCCAGCTTCTTCATCGCGATGTGAAAGTTATTTGGTGCAATTTTTTGTATGTTACTCGCGATTATACGAGTCGCCAAAATTTCATAATCCGGGTCTGATGTAATCATCCCAATGCATATTTCCGCCGAAAGTGTATCGATTTCTTGTGTTGTGATTCCGTCATACATCGAGGAAAATACTTGTTGAGCAATTTTTGTAGAATCTACGACATTGGATAAACCATTAGTCAAGCGTGTAATCCTGTTGGTGACCTTGTCAAATTTCATGTCTTCAACATGACCAGAGCGCTTTAATACCCGCATAGTACTAACTAATAATAGTGGTGTATTTTTATATTGCTTATCTTGACATGCGGTTGATATCTTCACTTCGGACGGTCACTGGACCGATAACTTCAAACTTACGATTCGGCTGGAGTAAATATGTGTTCACATTAAATGGTCCAACTTCGCCTGCTTTTGGAACGGGTGGATATGATCCGACAAAGCAGTTTGGCGGTTCACATGGTATTTGTTCAACATTTTGAGCTTTATACTGGAATGCTGAAGTAATATCAGCGGGTTTTAACATTTAATAGTTACAAATTTTTTTTTTCCACGATTATATTAGATGTGCGACAATCTTCATTTAAATTCCATCAGGCAATGTCAGACACCCCTGAACAGTCTGTTTTTTTCCGAATTTAATGTCAACCTTATACAACGAGCCATACGCCAAAAATTTAAAAATGATACCGGAATTTCGATAGACTATCAAAATGCAGACGATTTGTTTGCGATCATGAGAGTTGTGTTCATCAATAACTCAGAAGACCACTTCACAGATATAAACAATCAAGTTCGACGAATGAATGACATCGTGATAAAGACTGCATTGTCTCAAGTCAATACCGGTGTTAGACAATATATGTTATATCTTAATGATATAAATACGTTAAGTGTACCAAACAGTTTACCAGTAAATACTTCGACATATGGCAACAAAGTCGGTCCAGCTTTCAAGAACATTGGAATTAATTAAAGTTATCGCTTCATGAAACAGTAAGAATATGTCGTTGAATTATTATCGCGATGAGACTGAAAGAATATGCAAAACCAAGGGATGGGATCGGATTAACATCGATACGATCTGGTTACTCTTATCAGAAGAGTTTGGTGAGCTCGCGTCGGCCATCAGACAATATAAGAAGACATACAAAAAAATGAACCTGAAAAAGGAAAGAGGAACAGATGTCATGATGGAAATGGGTGACGTGTTCAGTTATCTTTTTCAGATCGCTCATATGCTGAATGTGGATTTGGATAAAATGTGGTCCGAACATAAAACAAAAGTCAACCAAAAGAAATATAATGTAGCGTAATAATAAATGAGTGGATTCATGATACACGATGATTCCGCGATAAATGATATTAACCCATTTGTTATGTATGACTTTTCACTTCCAGGTACTCTTCGCAAAACACCTCATTTTTCAGATTTTTATGTTCCGCTCACATCCGGTGATTATGAACCAGAGGACGAAAGTCCGATTTGTGAAAACGCATCAACGGCCGGTGATAACACGATCACTATGTGTAAGCAGGGTATGCGAGGAGTGCCCGAGGATACCGTCATTCAGCCCATCTTAAACATAGATAAAGATATAGCGGAACCTACGCGACCGCGCGTAACAAAACCGATATACACAATACCCGATGAATTTGTCATATACAAAAACACGGATATAAGAATTATATTCTTAGCTGTTATTCTTTCGATGATTCTATTAGTTTCAATACGTTAAACATATGATTTAATGCTTTGATATCACGCGTTTCTTCAATAAGCGAATGTAAACATTCTTCGCACATGTGTTTCATAAATTGACACTGCCAACCACTTTTAAAATTTATATACGGTGGGTAAAACGTATTATCTAGTATTCGTATACTTCGCATCGTACGCATGAGTTGTTTTTTCGATGGACTTCCCATGAGTATGTTATTCAATACAGTCGCGCACATTTGTTGGTAAACTTCGTGGTTCTTAATGACCATCGCATTTAAAAAATGTTCATAGGGAACGTTTTGTTTTATTGATGTTATTTCGGTCCAATCACACGACGGCTTTGTCATGAACGTATCTGTAAATAATTGGTAACCTTTTCCTGGGACGAATCTATCATATTTAAGTTCAACGAGATCCGAACCAGACTCTACATCACACACATATTTAGCATGTTTAAATATAGATACAGTCATTATGAGTTATACTCCTACAATTTCTCTAAGTCAATTTACGTAACCTAAGTTACGAGAATCGATGTCATTTTTAAGTTAAGATGAAATATTCGACAATCGCGAATAACACATTTTCGTATCTACTCACGGTTGATGAATTTCGGAACGGTATCGAAGAATCATTAAGACCGTCGTGGATAAAAATAACCACGATCACGATGATTTCAAAATTCTCAAAAGAAGTTGACATTCCCAAATTACGAGAACTTTTCGAAAACAATAAAACGTTGAAAATAAAAAACAAAAACAGCAGAGATGAATACGCATTTGAATGGAAACTAAAACCTACGACGTTTTATAACCAGGTCACTTTAACTTACGACGATTTGTACAGTACGAAATCGATAAAGGTATTCCCAAATGGAAGTATTCAGGTAGCAGGTTGTTCCGATTTATACGATTGCAAACGAATCATTGGTCAATTGAGTTATATATTCAAACACTACCTACATTTTGAAGAAGATATCCCCGTGGATTCGTTCCGCGTGGTGATGATTAATTCGAACTTCAGTTTAAATTATAACCTAAATCTTATGAAAGTTGCTCAGCATTTCGAAAATACGAATGGATTGTTTAAAGTATCTTTTGAACCGGATAGGTACTCTGCCGTAAAAGTGAAGTTTCAGCCAGCCGAAGATATGAAGGAAGTCACGTGTTCGATGTTCAGTACGGGTAAAATTATTATAACAGGCGCGGAGACTCTGAAGGAGATTGCATTTGCGTACAATATAATCAATCACCACATAAATCAAAACAACGATATTCGTGTTTCGAAAACAAAAGATATTGACGTGTTTGATACATTTCTTGGGTACAAATGTGAAGAATTTGTAAAGTATATCCAAAGCATGGGATATAATTCTTGGACCAAAACAACAGCGAACAATAAGATTAACTTTTAAATCAGAAGGTAATAAAAATAATTTCTATTGTAATATTAAAAATGTCTCAACGACTCGGAATGGCTGACGGGAGATGCTACACACTTAATACGTCGTCCCAACTCTTGAACAATTACATAATGAATAAGAATAACATCAGTCTCGAAGATAACTACAGGTATCGTCAGATCCTACAACAACGCGGCCCGGATTTGATTGCGGGTTTGCAATCGACACCGAGTAAGAATAACTGTGGTATGTGTGAAATCGCCCCAATCGACACTAAAAATATATATTAATCACGCAAAATTACTAAAAAAAGATTAATATTATAGTTTATAATGTCAACATGTTCTATTTGTCTCAGCGAAGTGAGACAAACTAGAAACAATGTACCTATACGATGTGGGCATCTGTTTCATAACACATGTATTGATAAGTGGAAACAAAAAGGCCACAAAACATGTCCAATGTGTAGAAAAATTTTTGACGCTTCAAATTTTAACGTCGTGATAAGCATTCGAAATAATTATGAGTCGACATCAAATGCATTGTCATTGACGTCAGAAGAAGAAATATTCAACGTGTTAGACATATTTGATTTGACATTTGATGTCGATAATGTATTAGATCTTAATGATATTTTAGATGATATTGGAGTGACTCTTACCGACTTTGATTCCTCTATTCTTAACACAGAATGAACTACAATATCGAGAATAGTTTAAACCGGGATAATTCCTGTTTGCTTTACGAGGGTCTTTTATAGACTTGCCAGATGCATCAACCAGAAGCGGCCCAGTTGCCCACCCCCGCTTGTGGCTGAAGACATTGGCGCGAAATACGATACATTTACCCACTACAAATTTACCAGCCCGTTTTATTCTAGATTCCGGAATTTTAAAAAATTTGGCGACTGATGCTTGTGTATCTCCCGGTTTGATTCTGTATTCCACGACACCGTGTTGAACGTAAAAGTGGAAGTCCCCCTGGCGTATATAATTCGTTGGTCGACCCGGACAAACAAACATCATCACCTTGTAATAACCTTTCTTACATTTTTCATTTGGTTTAGCTCTGTATACCCTCGTTGGGTTATCAGAAATAACGCGCGCGGGTAAGCCCCTGCAATGTGTGTATGAATGATCAACGTTTGACATACCAGAACGATCACCTGGTATAGATTTTTGCCATCTATATGATTCATAATCACCTACAGCGTACGCGTAACAGTTATTATTTCCTATACCAGTCGAGGTACCCCACCTCTTATTTGTAAATTTTCGTTCGGACCCACTAAGCGGCAATTTTGTGGTCATCTTACATTCAGTATAGAAAAAAATATTTTGTTATAGTAAAATGTTTCGGGATATAGCTAGAGCCAAGAATACGTCTGATATGGTGTCTGAAGTACTGTTGTATATTTTGTCAATCTTATTGACTACGTTCGTGCTTCGCTTCTTGTGGAACCGTTCTCTCGTGAAACACATCTCGGTGCTTAAACCGATCAACACGATGCTCGACTCGTTCATTCTTTCGTTGGCGTTGTCCATAATCACAAATTGTGGTTGTTAGACTTGTTTATAACCAACGATATGTTCACCAGCGGGCGACACGAGCGTCGGAAAAGCTTCTATGTTTTCGCCGCACTTGCCCGTGGAGCAATCAATAAATTCATATGGAATGTTCTTTGATTTCATATAATCAATCTGTTTACGAGTCCAACCACAACTCATGGTCCCGTAAACAGTCCACTTTTTGCCGTCGGATACGGGTTCGGGCGAATTAACTTTTATACGAGTTTTACCCGTCTGTGTGAGTATATAGAGATCGACGAGAGCTAAAAAAATAACCGGCCACATTTATATTATACTCACATATTTTTTATAGCCTTACACATTTGTTCTTTTGTGAGAGATGGTTTCAATTTGAACGTTTTTATGAGATCTTCTTTTTTATACAAACGACACTTGCGCCCACCAATCTTGAGGTCGCCGTTTTTGTTTATGAACACCTTGGGTCTCGTTGACATATCCGCGATCTTCTTCTCAATTTCACGAACTTGGTTCGTCACGCGCTTCGCTACACCAGGTCTCTTTAACGGCACCTTCTTCTTTTCGGCTTCCTTTTGAAGGACGGCTTTCGCGCGACGAATGGCACTAACAGTACCTACCCTTTGTGATGCAACGACCGCGGGTGTCTTTACCTTCGCGCGAATAGCGACACGGGGTACCTTCTGAAGGACAGCTTTCGCGCGACGAATGGCGCTCGCGGACCCGACCTTTTTTTGTGGCTTGGGTACGGCGACCACCTTTTTACGTAAAATAGTGGAAGATGCCTTAAAGAACGGATGCTTGAGAATATCATCATACGCGGGAAGATCTTCATGCTTTATGGGGCGAAGACGTTTCGCTATGACGACATTTGAATGACGCGTGAGGTATTTACTTGGAAAAACGTCTTCTAGAAACTTTTGAACTGCATCGTTTTGTGTGTAATGATAGATTATATTGAGGATGTAGTGGGCATCATACATATAGTGCGACCCCGAATAAATACCATGACTTTTGTGTTCACCTTGGGAGACGACTGGGTTTTTAACCCCACGAATTGTTGCCATTCCGAAGTCAATCATGACGGGGATGTTACCCTTCATC